TGCAGCGAAAGTAAGCAACCCGTACGCAGCTAATTTGATATAATAGAAATGCATGCTTATCAAACCAGAAGCTGGTTTGATGACTATTTAATAACAAAAGGAAATAAAACAATGGCTAAAATCGCAAGAACACCTTATAATGGAGCGAGATACATCACTCAACAAGTATCCAAAGATACAACTTTAAACTCTAGGATGACAGGACGTGCTATCTTTGTTGACGTTCAAGAAGAAGTGAACATAAACATTCAATACTTAAGTAATGGAGATTATTTCCGCATCATCCTAAAGAGCAATAGTACTGCGATTTTAAATTTAAATTTCAATTCAGTCAGTGGAATTGTCTTTGCTGATGATGGAAGCTCAACTGCAGCCATATCTTACGATGACTCTACGCTGGTTCAAATCGCAGCAGGATCTGCTGCTGGTTCATTTATGGACATCGTGTGCGATGGTTCCAAATGGTACTTGCATGGACTCACGGCAGCGGAATAAAAAAAAAATTAGGAGAATAAAATGTCTAGTAATAGAAAAAAAATGAAGAGAAGAATGATTATCGAAAGAGCAAAAGCTCTACGTGACGCTTCTCTAGAGAAAGCAGCAGAAGTTGCAGAGAAAGTAAAAGAAGAAATTGTGGAAACAGCAGAGAAGATCGAAGAAGTTGTTGAAGAAGCAAGAGAAGAAATCATTGAGGCTTTAGAAGAAACTAAAGCAACAGTAGAAGATATCGTTGAAGAAGCGCAAGAAGCAGTTGCTGAAGTACAAGAGAAAAAAGTAGCTCGCAAAACAACCAAGCGCAAGAAGACAGCGAAAAAGAAATAACGAATTATTGTTCATTTTTTAACCTCCTTTCCTCCGAACACACAGTCGCTCGGGGGTTTCTCTTTTAATTGAACTATTTACTAAGACGGAGGATTTATCCATGGCATTCCCACCACTTACACCAACATCGACTACATCGGCGATTACCTTACCATCTGAGGGTATCGCTAATGATGTGGAGACATCGCTAGCAATCGGATTTTATTCCACAAACGTTACATTTCGCGACGGAGCGGCATCGCAAGTTGCCTACACCTATAACCGACTTGGTGGAGATGTTCTTGATATTGAACTTACCGCTAAGGAGGTCTACAACAACTATGAAGAGGCATGTTTAGAGTACTCTTACATAGTTAACCTTCACCAAGCTAGGAACGCTCTAGGTAGCGCTCTTGGCTCTCCTACAGGGTCTTTTGATGAGAAGGGTGCACTAGATGACCCATCCTTAAATGTTGCCTTGAAATATCCAAAGTTTCAATTTGACTACGCGTTCAAGATTGCAGACAAGTTTTCGACAGAATCAGTTGTCGGTGGAACTACTCCAATCTATTCCGCATCGTTTGACATCACAGCTCTCCAACAAGACTATGACCTACAAGCCAGAGTTGAAGAGTTGGCAGCTGATGCGAGCAACCCGCCTGAATTCGCAGGTGCACTCGGAGATGGAGATAAGAAATATAGAATTAAGATTCGTCAAATGTTCTACGTCACTCCAAGACAGATGTGGAGATTCTATGGCTACTATGGTGGCCTGAACGTCGTTGGTAACTTCCATAACTATGGACAGTATGCTGATGGCTCGACATTCGAGGTCGTCCCTGCATGGCAGAATAAGCTGCAAGCAATGGCTTACGAAGATCACCTTTACACAAGAACATCTCACTATTCTTACGAAATCATCGATAACAAACTTAGACTCTACCCGATGCCTGACAATATTACATGTAAGACTTTCTGGTTTAGATTTTCTGTTGATGGTGGAAACCAAGCCTTTACAGAAGGAGAATATGATAGTGGATTGAATGGCGTCAACAATATGAACACCATGCCACTTGAGAACCTACCTTATGAGAACATCAACTCAATCGGTAAGCAATGGATCCGCCGTTTTGCACTAGCTCTTTCAAAAGAGACTCTCGGACAAATCCGAGGCAAGTTCGGAGGCAACGTTCCAATTCCCGGAGACAACATCCAACTTAATGCATCAGACCTTTTATCTCAAGCTTCAGCAGAGCAAACAGCTTTACGTGAAGAACTTAATAAGCAACTTGATGAAATGCTTTATGTTAAGTTAGCCGAAGCTGATAAGGCAATGGTTGACAATGCCGATGCTATTGTAGGTAAAACACCTTTAAAAATCTTCGTGGGGTAATCTAGATGTCAGAATGGGAAAGACCAACACAACCACCGTCGCCAATGTTCTTCGGAGAGAAAGAAAAGAATCTTGTCAAACAAATTAATGACGAGATTATCGAGAGAGTTGTCGGTCAACAAGTACTTTACTTTCCAATAGATGTGGACTCGACAGATTTTCACCCTATTTATGGAGAAGCAATCGAAAAAAACTTCTTGCATCCAATTAGAGTATTCGCTTTAGTTGAGTTTCAAGGAGTCGAAACTTCAGATTTGGAAAACATCGCTCTAGATAAAGCAACAAAGATCAAAGTAAACTTCCATAAGAGAAGATTAACAGAAGATCAAAACTTGTTTGTTCGAGAAGGTGACTTTGTCAGATTCGGAGAAATCTTTTATGAGATTGTTAAACTACTCGAGCCAAAAATCTTATTCGGACAACCTGAAACAAGATTTGAAGTTGGTGCTGAGTGTATAAGAGCAAGAGACGGATTATTCAATGCGGGCTAAGCAAGAAATTTCACACCCATCAACCCTTGAGAACATCGACACGGCGATCTATCGCTTCGTTGATGAATCACTAAGCCCTCACACCACGACAAACGCTGGACGAGAGAAGGTTAATGTTTTGTGGATGGGAACCGAGAGAACCTTTCAAATCAAGAACAACAAAGAATTGAGAGATAAAGTCGGAAAGCTTCGTTTACCATTGATTACTATCTCACGATCAAGCGTCTCTAGAGATGACGCATTTAAAGGTTCCGTGCAAGCTGCTTATGTTGGGGATGGTGAAAGAATCGTTATCCGCAAGGTGATCCAGCAAGACAAAACACAGAACTTTCAGAACGCCTCTAGGAAGCGTCAGGAAATGGGTGATGAAACAGGCCCCGTTTCCACAAAAAAGATTGTCTACGAGACAATTTCGATCCCGAAACCCACTTATTTGACTTGCATGTTTGAAGTTAACATAAGAACAGAATATCAACAACAGATGAATGACCTTCTTCCGTTGTTCATGAACAGCATGAAGAATTATTTTATCGTTGAGAACAATGGCTATCAGTACGAAGCTTTCATCCAAGATGACTATGGTATCAATAGCAACCAAGCAAGCCTTGGTCAAGACGAGAGAATGTTCAATGCAAAAGTCCAAATCAAAGTCCTCGGATACATCAACCAAACGAACGTTGAGAGCAATGAACCACTCGTGAAAAGAGAAGAGTCAATCGTTGAAGTCAAGATCTCAAGAGAACGTGTCATTGTGGGAGATAAAAAGCCTTGGGATAAGAACGGTGAGAAATACCGAGATTTGTGACTTTGGGGTTTGAGAGGACTATTTACTAGGAAAATGAATATTTAAAAAGGAGAGTTTTTAATGCCTACCAAGTTTGACTTTTTGTCTCCAGGAATTGAACTGAGAGAAATTGACCAATCAGCTATTGCTGCGGTTCCAGAACAAGACGGAATCCTTCTGATCGGGAGAGCCAAGAAAGGCCCCGCGATGAAGCCAATCAAAATTACGTCTCTAACAGACTTCCAATCTGTTTTTGGGGCTCCAATGGACGGCGTTAAACGCGGCGACCCTTGGCGTGAAGGAAACACTGGTGGTGGAGGCTGGGCTGCTTATGCTGCTGAAGCTTACCTTGCATCTGGTGTCGGCCCTGTTAAGTTTATACGCTTAGCTGGTGTTGCTGAAACTGCCGGAGATGCCGGATGGAATGTTAACCAAGGTGGTCTTACAGGAACAGTCGCTTCAGAGGCCGCCATCAAAGGAGCATTGGGAATCTTTGTCGCAGAAAACAAAACATCAGCTAACGCTGTTCTTGCAGCTATCGTCTACGTTGACGGCTCACAATTGGGTTTAGATGGAGATCAAAGAGATGGAACCCAAGCAACGGGAACCTACAACTCGGCAAATGCTGTCAAGCCAAGCTCGAATGGGTGGGCTGCTCGATTAGATAATGGAGTTGTTGGTCAAGAATTTGATTTCACATTTAACTTTGATGAAAACTCTCAAAACTTTATCCGAAATGTTTTAAACACTGATGCAACGATTTTTACAGGTGGATGGAACAATCACAACATCTTCTTAGGTGAGTCATTCGAATACAACGTTCAAAGATTAGATGCAACCTCAGGTCTTCAAGCATGGGTTGCACCAATCAGAGACAGTGGAGAAGCGAATTCGTTCTGCGATCACAATGTTGAACTTTCAGGAGCAAAATCTGGTTGGTTTATCGGATCTAGTGCATCTAGCTACAAGCGATTGTTCAGACTTGCCGCTTTAGATGAAGGCTCAGACTTCCACAAGACTCACATCGTTCGAATCAAAGACTTGCGTAAAGCAACAACAGTTCGACCAGAAGGTTCTTTCACAATCGAGATTGCTCGAGCCGGACAACGTCCTGCTGAGTATGTCGAGAAGTTTGTAAATGTTACTTTGAACCCAGACTCTCCAAATTACATCTTAAAGAAAATTGGAGACCTCAATCAATATTGGCAGCCAGGAACTGGTGGTGCCACAGGTAAAATAGTTTCTACCGGCTCTTTCAACAATCAATCAAACTTGATTCGTGTTGAACTTGCAGAAGGTGGAGTTAACAAGACTGACCTTCCTCTTGGTTTCTTGGGACCTGCCAAAACTGAAAACACATTTACACTAGCAGAAACAGATAGCACAGCTAACAGAGGTTTTCTCTGGGGACTTAATACTTTGCCAAATCATGTGTCGGGTGGAACTAAAACAATCGAAGGGTTAGCTGTTGGGGACTCGATTGATGTCACTTGGCCGACTCATGGTTTGAGTGTTGAAAATTCAAACAATGGATCCAACTATGCGCCATCTGCGATTCACGGATTGTCTTACAATTCTCTACGTGGTCAAGATGATTTTTGCGACATCGGAATTCTTAAGTCAGATTATGACCCTCACATAGCATACACTGCAGCTGCTACAGAAGCCGCTTACACTTTCTCTTTGGAACACATTGCCGAAGACGGGTCGACTGGAACCTATTATCATCAAACTGGGACCTCCCCTACTGTTATTGCATTCGATGCTGCAGGAACTGGTGCTTTGGTTCTTGGAATCAAGCAATTTGCTGCTCCATTCTTCGGAGGATCTGATGGTGTTGACATTAAAGTCGAGAACCCATTCAACGATGATGCATTGACAACCGCGCCTTACGCAAAGTACTCAATGGAATCTGCAATCTCTCAGGTTGCCGATTACTACACAAGTCGTTATGACTTGATCTCAATTCCGGGTGTCACTAACAGCTCAATCATTACTTCACTTGTTCGACAAACTGAAGAGCGTGGTGATGCATTGGCAATTATCGACATGGTAGGAATCTATGTAAGCGCTGTAGACAACGATGGCTCAGCTGAATCTCCCGGATCTGTTGCAGCTATGGTTTCAACTGCTGAAGGTGGAACGGTTGCTTCATCTTATGCTGCTGCTTACTATCCAAATGTGCGTCTAGCAGACGTGTCAAGCGGTCGTGGAAGCGTTTTGATGGCTCCTCCTAGTGTTGCTGCCATTGGTGCTATTGCGAAGTCTGAAGCCCTCTCACAGCCTTGGTTTGCCCCTGCTGGATTTACTCGTGGTGGACTTGCTCCTCTCGGCGGAACTGGTGGCGCAAGCGTCGTTGGAACTCTTGAGCACTTGAGCAAAGCTGATCGTGATGATCTTTACAACGTCAACATTAACCCAATCGCTCGATTCCCTGCAACAGGCGACACTGTTATCTTTGGCCAGAAGACTCTTCAGCCAACTGATACTGCATTGGATCGCATTAACGTTCGTCGCATGATGATCTACTTGAAGAAGCGCATCGGTGGAATCGCAGACCAATTCTTATTTGAACAAGGTGTTAAGGCAACTTATGACCGCTTCAAGGCGACCATTGAACCAATCCTTTCAGAAGTTCGCTCACAGTACGGTATCACAGAATATAAAGTTATTCTTGATGAGACCACAACAACCCCAGACTTACAAGATCGAAACATCATGTATGCCAAAGTGTTCGTAAAGCCAGCGAAAGCAATCGAATACGTCGTAATCGACTTTGTCGTTACCCAAAGTGGCGTTGAATTTTAATAGACACTAATTACAGATAAATAGGAGAATTTAGATTATGTCATTTTGGACCGAAAATACAACAGAACCGAAAAGAAACTTTCGATGGCGTGTAACAATGTCAAACCTTACAAACTATGGTGTTGATACAGCAGCAGTTTGGTGGGCAAAAACAGTTGACACACCCAGCTACACAGTTACAGATGTAACCCATTCGTTTTTTGATAACGAATACAAGTTCCCAGGCCGTGTGCAATGGCAAGATGTGAACATGACATTGGTTGATCCAATTTCCCCGAACGCTGTTCAGTTGACAAATCAAATTATCTTGGACTCTGGTTATTCAATCAAAGGTTCTCAAGAATTTTCTGCTAATCCGACCTCTATCACAAAGGCCGGTGCTAATGCCGCTCTTGGAAGTGTTGTTATTGATATCTTTGCTGGTAACGGTGATGTTGTTGAATCTTGGACAATGTTCAATCCATTCATAACTTCCGTTAAGTTCTCAGCTCTTGACTACACAAATGATGACATGAGAACAATTGATTTGACTTGGAAATACGACTGGGCTGGTTGTGAGAACCCATTGTCTAACAATGGTGATCAGTCACAATTCCCACGCCCCGGGCAAAGCTAAGGAGCCTTAGATGTCCTTCTGGACTGAAAATAGTCTTGAACCAAAGAGGTCTTACCGATTTCGCTTGGGTTCCGTCGAAGGATTGGAACTTGGTGACACCGGTAAGTCTCCTTATTGGTGGAGCGCAAAGAAGGTCGACAAGCCATCTTTTTCTGTTGCGAGCAGCAAGTATCGCTTGATCAATCATGAAATCAATGTTCCCGGAATTGTTTCGTGGAATCCAATAACTATTGAGATTGTCGACGTTGGAAAAACCGTTACCAATCTTTTGGATCAATTTAAGTCCTTCGGCTATTCTCCGAATGAACTTGATAGTGATAAGGGCTTAGCAAAAACCAAAGGTCTTGATGAGATCGGAAACATCCGCATTGAACAAATCTCTGGTGATGGTGAAGTACTTGAGACATGGAAATTAGAGGGCGCATTCATTACGGAAATAAGATTCGGATCGCTTGACTATTCAACAGACGAGATTGTTACACTAAATCTCACAATCACATATGATTATGCTTATCTAGAAAACGGAGGATAAATGAGCAGAAACTCAGATCGGTTAGGCAGTAGCCAACCAGAAACCGGTGAGGCACCACCACAAATGTTCAACCCATTGAGCTTTACGGCTCCAACAGAATTCGTGAACTTACCATCAAAAGGCATTGGCTACTCAAAGACCCATCCGCTTCATGGCAAAGATTCAATCGAGATCAGATACATGACAGCAAAAGATGAAGACACTCTTTCAAATCAATCTTTGATTAAAAAAGGTGTAGCTCTTGAGAGGCTTCTTGGAAACATCATCATAGAGGACGAAATCGAGCCCCTAACGCTTCTTATCGCAGATCGCAATGCAATCCTCATCCAAGCTCGTGGAACGGCTTACGGCTTTGATTACGAAGGCCGTGTGAAGTGTCCAAAGTGTGACACATCAAACACTATGATGTTTGATCTTCGTGAGCCAAGAGTCACAGGTGGAATTCAACCAGATCAAGATATCGTGAGATTGTCTGATAGTGGAGTCTTCACAACGAAGCTACCATTTTCCAAGTTCAACATTGACTTCCGTCTTGCAAATGGAATCGAAGAAAGCAAGATTGCTCAAGTTTTGATCAATGACAAGAAAGAATTCTCAATCTCTGATCAATACAAAGAAATGATCCTGTCCATCGAAGGACATTCGGATCCAGAAATAATTAACCAGTTTGTCGACAACATGCCGATGGCAGACTCAGTTCACTTTAAGATGTGCCTGAAGCACGCAACCCCTTCGGTTGACATTTCAGAAACTCTTACGTGCAAGAACTGTTCGCATGAGCAGGAGGTTCAGGTTCCATTCGGGACCGACTTTTTTTGGCCTAACTCCTAAAGCGATGGAAGGCATCTATGAAGGATTCTTTATTCTGAAACATTTCGGAGGATGGTCTTTCACGGAAATGCACTCATTACCAATCGGCTTAAGGACTTGGTTCATCGAAAGATTGAAGAAACAGTTCGAAGACGAAGCAAAAGAGATGAAGAAATCCCAGAAGCGATGAAAGTCGCTCTGGGTTTTGTTGCTTGAACTATTTAGTTCATAACACGAGGGATTACAAATGTCTGAAGGAACAGAAGGAACAAAGGGGATGAGCATTGAGCAGCTGATAGCTGCCATCAAAGCAATGCCTGCAACAGATCAGAATAAGATCGCAAGTGAAATTGGTGATGAAAATAAAAAAGTAGCAGATAATGCTAAAAAACTGCTAGGCAGGAGCAAGGAACAGCTCGAAGTAGCAATGAAACACAAACAAGTACTAGCTGAAACTGCCGGTATTCTTAATGACACATTCGAAGAAGCCAAACAGAGAGTGAAGATAGCTGAAGATCTAGTCGAGTTAAAGAGAAGAGAAATGACTGAGTCAATGAACTCAGAGGAAGCCGACACTTTCAACAAAGGACTTGAGAAAGCAAAAGAAGAAATCCGAGAATTTGGCCAAATTGTTACTGGTGCGAACACCGATGCGGGTAAACAATATGAAGACATGCTCAAGAACTACAAAGAACATGTCGATCTAGAAGAAGGACTAGGTGCAATCCGTGAAGACGGCGTTGTATTGGCGGATAAATTGGCCGTGAGTCTTGGAATCCAAAAGAAATACAAAGACTCAATTTTGGGAACAACGGTTTCTTTATTATCGAAACTAAACGAGGAAGGCGAGGCTGGTAATCGTGCAAGGAAAGCAATGAAGAAATACTTGGTCGACCTGTTTACCGCTAAAAACATAGCGCTCAACATCTTCAACGCAATCAAAGACAACTCAATCGATCTATTCATGTCTTTCGATAAAGCCCAAGCATCGCTTGCAGCAGCAACTGGTCAAGGAGATAAGTTCCGAGGAACTCTCTACGAAGTCGGACGTCAAGGAAATCTCTTCGGAGTCTCAATGGATGATGCCGGAAAAGCAATTGGTGCCTTGGTCGATCAAACATCAAACTTTACATCAATGTCAAAAGCAACTCAATCGAGCCTTGCACTGAACGTTGCAAAGATGGAGAAACTTGGAGTGGCAACATCTGATTCTGCTGCCATCTTCCAAAACTTCAACCAAGCACTTGGAATGACAGCAAAAGAATCCATGAATATGCAAACCGAACTTGCAATGGCAGGCGTATCAATCGGCGTCAATGCCGGCAAGATGACGAAAGACTTTAATGCTTCTCTTTCAACCTTGATGGTTTATGGTCGAGAATCTGTTGACGTGTTCAAAGGAATTGCTGCTGCAGCGAAAGCCGCTGGTGTTGAAACATCTACATTGCTAGGTATTGCGAGCAAGTTCGATACATTCGCTGGTGCTGCTGAAGGAGCTGGTAAGCTTAACGCACTTCTCGGAACTCAACTGTCAACGACAGAAATGTTAATGGCAACGGAAGACGAGCGTATTCGAATGCTTGTTGAGTCAGTTCAATCACAAGGCATTGCATTCCAAGACATGGATCGCTTTACACAGAAAGCAATCGCAAACTCCGTAGGAATCACCGATATGGCAGAAGCAAACCGAATCTTCGGAATGTCTCTCTCGGCTTACGATGAGAACGAAAGAAAATTGAATGCTTCAGCTAACGCTCAAAAGAAACTTGATGATGCTGTCGCAAAGACTGTCCCAGTAATGCAACAATTTAAGTTGCTTGGAGCAGAACTCGTCGTTGCTCTCGAGCCATTTTTGGAGACACTAGAAAGTGGAGCAAAATTTCTCACTGATTGGTTTAAAGATAAGTCAACAGAAGAGAAAGAACAATTAGCATTTTGGGTTTCATTGGGCGCAGCGGTCATTCTGGCATGGCCTATTTTGAAGGCTGTGATTGGAGGCTTTAAGATACTAGGCGGTCCGCTATTGAAGCTAGTTTCACTAGGTTTGACCGGAACTGCCGCAGCTGTTACAGAGACCGGAGTCGCAACCACTGCCGCGACACCGCCAACTGCTTCTTTTGCTGCAGCACTCGGTGGTGTGGCACTGGAATTAATGGGTCTTGGATTGGTCTTGGTGGGAATCATCGCGGCCATTGGCTTGGTCGGTTATGCCATTGGGGCCATTTTAGAACCAATAGGTGCGGTCTTTACTTCAGTCATTACCGGATGGATAGATTTATTTCAAATGCTTGTGGATTCAGTCATTGCTGGTGCTTCCATGATTGGAAGTGCCGTTTCATTTATGTTCGGATCAGATGAGATAGATATGCAAATAAAAGAATTAGAGACAAGAAGCGTTGAAGCTATGTCACAAATTGTAATGTCTCTAGGGTCTGATGATTCTATCATTAAGACAACTAAATCAATGGTTGACGAAATAAACAAGATAGGACAAGATGTAAAAGTAAGCTCCACAATTGAGAACTTGGCCCTAATTACAGCAGGTAAAGCAACAAGCATTACTGGAGAACGTGTAGCAGCAAGTGCAACAAATGTCACAGCGAACGTGCAAAACTTCTTTGAAGGAATGGAGATGACATTAAATGTCGACGGAGCAAACTTCAAAGCTTATGTCGCTAAAGTAGCTAATGGAGAATCGACCTAATGAGTTTAAAGAAAACATATGTAAGCAATAAAAATGCTGAAATAAAAATAACCTCGGCGCAAGATAACAAGACATCTGTGAAGTTTGCCGCATTTCTTACTTCGCTGACTAACTCTTTTTCATCGAATTGGAGCGAAGAACAAGTCTATGGAAGAATTGATCCAATTGGAACCTTTCAGGGAACAAAGCGAAGCATAAACCTAGGTTTCGATATCATAGCTTACGATGAAGATGAAGCTAGAGAGAATATGAAAAACATCAACCTGATGACAAGAATGCTTTATCCATCCTACAACGATGCAAAGGTTAAGGGTGGAACTGGGACTAATAGAAATGCATTGATTCTTTCGAAAGCTCCTTTGGTTTATATAAGATTTGGAAACCTCATTCAAGAAGATGACGGTGACCTTCTCGGATGGATCTCAACATGGTCCGCAAACCCCGTTTTGGACATGGGAATGTTCACACCAAAAGCAGGTGAGTTTTTGCCCAAAGTTTACAACGCAACGCTCGATTTTACACCGCAACATCGAAAGGATCTTGCATTCGACAGAGGATCAAAAGTAAATCCAAAATTTCCATATGACGGAGGTTCATAATGTCAAGATATAGCAATAGAACAAAGGGGATCAATCGAAACGAGCAGTGGGAAAAGACGCTCGAAGATCGAGGCGTCAAAGAGATTGAACAATACACGACACCAAGATTTAAGAAACTAACCGAAGATGATTTAGCCCGTGTTCGCACTCGAGACTACATCTGGAAAAGTGGCGACAGGCTTTGGAGATTGGGCGCTAGAGAGCTCGGAGACGCAAGCCTATGGTGGCTTATAGCAAAGCTCAACAACAAGCCTACAGACGCATTATTCAACGCAGGAGACATTGTGAAAATACCATTGAACTTAGGAATCGCACTTGAGGTGTTGGGATGAGTGAATTTTTAACCAGTGAAAGTAAACGTTGGGTCGCATTAGAATCTGTAAGACAGCTATATATGACTAGATCACTTGCCGGCAATCTGTCGACAGATATAGGCAACGAAATACTGCAAAATTTGCACGGTATTTTCAATGGAACACTAGATATTACTGTTGAAAACTGGCAATTTTACTTTGTTGACACGAAAGACTACATCGGTGGAGGCACTGGTGATGAAACAGCCGGTGGTTTTGGAGTGAATTGGTTCTCTGACGTCATTGACTTGGACGAGAAAGAACTAAAAACAAGGTTCGATGGCGCTCTAGATGAGTCCGTTCTCCGACTAATGATAAATGCTGTTAGATATTGGAAAAAGAGTGGTAATGAATTAGTTCTGTCTGATGATTTTTCAACATTCAAAGACGAAAGCTCTAAAGCTTTGCTAGCAGATAGAACTCTTATACTGGCTGAAGATGGTTCTATCGATAAAATTACAACAAAAGTTATAGGAGAAATTTTATCAACTTATTCGTTTGCATTTTACCAAAAACAGTTGTCAGAAAAAATAACAAGTTTATTTCAAGATACATCTAAGCAATACAATTTTTCTACTTTCGGTAAGGAATTTTACGATGAATATATAGGACTCGAACATGTCGAAGAATCAGGTGAAAAATTCTATAAACTTTCCGATTCAATTTACAAGGATGGAAAGTCTAAGAAAATACCATCAAAGTTCTTGGATGACAATTTTGAAATAAAATTATTGCTAGAACTACCAAGCACTCAACAATACCCCAATTCAATAATTCAAACCAACAACGGCATTAATGAAGATTTAAAAAAATCTTTGGAGTCATTCAATGAACTCGAAAATACGAACATTGGGGATTATCCTTTTCAATTCTTGATCAATGAGTTCACCCCCGGGACACGCTTAGGTGTAAATATCCAAGCCCAAGCCGATGATAATGCGTTTGTAAGGTGGTTCAAAGATTCTGGTGCAATTGAGCAAACGTCCAACAAACGTATAAAGAACACAATAAAAGTAAACTATTTTAATTTTTTATCCAGTTTAGTGGCGGATATAAAAGGTGTAGGTAAGTTAGAGACATCCATCGGAACACAGTTTGGGAAGATTCTAGACCTCACCGCGATTCAAGACATCTTTGCTTTCATAGTTTACGACAAGATAATTGCAGCAAAAAAGTCTCTATTTGACTCAATATCAGATAGTGTCTCAGACAAAGATGATACACCAGGCGAATTAACACCGGAAGAAATAGAAGCTGCTTTTAAGGAGCAGGTGGAAACTTTTAAAACAGGTAAAGGTGAAGACTTACCAGATCTACCATCCGAGGAAGACATTGAGAATCGCCAAAAATACTTCAAACAATGCGCCTTGATGCTTAACATGCCATCGCTGCACACATCTTATCAAGCTAAGATTAATACAAGATACGCAAAAAAGATTCCATTTGGAGGAAGATTCACCACGCTCTACAGCAAATCCAAAGAACAAGAGACAATGCTGTCGAGTTTAGTTTCATCTGCTAAAGAGCAACAATTGTTCGAGCTTGAAACACACAAGATTTCAAAGCTTGTTCCAAAAATAAGATTATTCAAAGTCTTTCATCATCCAACCGATGGTGAAAAAGAAGTTGAATTCATCTTTGACAGATCCTCAAACATTCGAAGCACGTTCATGGGCGACGGCGTGTTCGACAAAGGCACCGGTGTCGGTCTCAAGAACTTTTCTTTTGAGTTCAATGGGACTTCCCCTGCAACGGCAAGAAATGATATCACTGCGTCATTAACACTATTTTTTCAGTCATTCCAAGACTTCACTAGAGAGAGAACCGGCTACAACAAAAGCAAATATCGCTATGTTGATCTCATAATTCAACCCACACCAGATAAGAAAGGACAAGTTGATGGCCTTGACGTCCAATCAGATCGACAATATGAGCCTCAATTCTATAGAATTAGAGCAGACGTTGGCTATGTCTTACCCACTGTTGCTGATGGTTTCACCACGGATGAAATCACTGCTATTCAAGTCTCAAATAAATCATTCTTCCTTAACATGGTCGATCACGACATTAGCTTTGGTAAAGATGGAACCGTTGAGATAAAAATTTCTTATCGTGCTTATCTCGAATCACTCCTGAAGCATCCACGACTGGACGCATTGGCTTCACCAGAACTGATCGCTAGACGCATAGCCAACGCTAGAGAGCTTACAAGACAAACAAACCTTAAGAACTGTAGCGTGGAGCAACTAAAAGAACTTCAAGTCTCTCTCGCAGCGCAAGAAACAGTTCTAATTAAGCAGTCACTATCATCTATTATAACGAGGCTTCGATCCAGAGGCGTTATCTATAACGTCCTAGTTGACAAGGGCGATAAGCAGGACTTCTTAAACTACGGCTTCTTTAAAACATGTAGTTTTGAAAATGGTGCTGAGGACGATGGAAGCAATGGCGTCGATGTCAAACTAGTTCTAAACTCAGATTTACCTGAAAGCTCTGATGATTTTGATTTTATAGATTCTGGTGATAGAGCTATCCAGTTTTTTTATTTTGGAGATCTTCTCTATACAGTTCTAGATTGTGTTTACGACGGGAACGACACGGTTAGACCGGGAACTGGATTTAATAGAAACTCCATCGTTCTCGGATCTTTCGAGTTCGAGCCATTCCAAACATCAGCGGCAGGTGGATCTGTCTACAATATAGCAGACATTCCTATCTCTGTTGATTTCTTTTCGAGGTGGTTTGTTGACAACGTAGTGAATCAGAAAAGTACAAGAAAGACATTTCCTGTGATGAACTTCATTCGAAGCTTATCCAACTATCTCATTAAGCCGGCATTAATTGAAAATTGTGTAAATAGAAAAATGGAAAATAAATTAAGATTTCAAACCTCGCAAATAACAGCATTCAAGACTGGTGGGACAAATCCTCTTAAAAAAGCATATGAACTAAATGAAGAACGGACGCCGGTCGCACTGGATGTCTCAAACTTAAGAGCAGGGGCAAAACCCATTCTCCCACTCAAGGGAGGACCAGTTAACGATGCAAACTCAAACTTTAAAGACTTTCACACTTTCGTTGTCCTAAGCGCATTGGGTTCAAGCCTATCTTATACGGGCAATGGAACATATAAAGATGACATTGAACAAGGAAGGTTCCATGTTCACGTAGGTCAAAACGCTGGAATTGTAAAGACCTTGTCTTTGTCAAAATCAGATCAACAATACATCCGAGAAGCTCGATTTTTTCAAAATGGAATCGATGGACTTCTTCAACTATCAGCAGTCTACGTTGCAAACATTGAAATGTTTGGGAACACCCTATTCTATCCAGGAATGGAATTCTTCTTCAATCCCTATGGAATAGGTGGCCCAGGTTTCGATCCCACTGAGGGTGGTTCAGACGCCAACAAGCTTGGAATTGGCGGATATCATACGATCACTTCTGTGAAATCATCAATATCTCCCGGAAAGTTTACCACATCAATCTCTGCACAACAATATTACTCTGGAGATGGATCAGGAAATCCGAACACTGTTAAGAAGAAAAATGCGGACAAAGAAGCTGCTGGAGATATCGCAGATTATGCTCCCGAAAATGGTGATGATGGTTTTGCTGATTGCAATCAAGTGATTCTAGATGCTCAAAATTATGCATTTGAAGAGGGAACCTTAGCAGGTCGACTTGGAGAGAGCAAAAGCGCAAGTGGAACAGCACCTGTAGAAACGGCAAGTGGTGATGAGACAGAAGAGACCCCTACTACCGAAGCAGTCACAACGGAGCCAGTAAGTGATCCAGAGGGAGAATCAGATAACACCAACGCAACTGCTACCAATGAAGAACTTGGGGAGTCTAGTGCGGTAGTAATTACAACTGAGAGTCAGACTGCAACTCCCGAAGTGAAGGAAACTTATGGCGGAGTTTTGAAAACAATAAAATCGAGCCAAACATCAACATCGGCATCAGGTGGACAACTCAATCAAACATTTACAGAGGAAGGGGGGAGAGTTACGGAAATGACGGACGGTACTCTTTATTTTCAAACTATCAACGGACATGGCGGGTTTGGGGCCAAACAAAAAATCACAGATCACAGTAGGGTTAGAAAACAATGACAAGGTTTAATGGAAATAATAGCTTAAAAACCAGTAGGTTAGCATTCGAAAGAGCAAAGTATAAACTCGAAGCTTTTCAGGAGGATTACCCTCATGTCTATGACTTCGGTTTTGCCGAAAGGACTTTCTATGGACGCGTCAATAGGTTGCTAGAACCCGTTGTAGTTAAAGAAGAATTCCTGAAAGACATTACAGTGGCAGATCAAGACAATGGATCACATCGTGCTTTGAATTTTGTTGCTGATCAGTTCAAAGACATGGAACTTCACTTTGCCAAAGCATGTCGAATGGGAGCCATTCCAATCGATGACCCAGTTCTATCATCGCTGAAGATAAAAAGATCTTACGAAAATCCTCTTAGTGGATTTGGGATAACATCAGAATCAGCGATGAGTAAGATTCTTAATGACTTTATTCTAAAACACAAGGTTCATATCAACAATTTTGAAGACTTCACAAGGATCTTTGTTGACTACTATCTTCACTCTGATATCACAGAGACAGTGATTCTATCAGATTACATGAAGTCAGTGAATTCCAACATGTTTCAGTCAGGCCTTGCACTAGACATTGGAGGATTGGATTTTTCAAATGACGCACAGAAAGAAGAGCAAATGTTTAATTCACCAGCATTCCAATATTACATGAACATCACAAAACAATATGGTTTCAGAGTTGATCAAAACAATCCCGGTGTAATCGTCTCAGACCTAGACTCACCAGTGACTGCTGATTATAGAAAGCGATATCTATTGGTTACTGTATCATCAGTATTCAATAAACAATATGACAAGACAATCTTTCAGGATTTAGTCCTATTAGAAAACTTATTAATTAAGACTTATAACAATTATGTAGATTTAAATCCATACAACACATCTTATAAATCATGTAACAATAATACAATAGCATATATCAATAATATTAAATATAGATCTTATATACAATACAATACATTAGTAGTATTATATATAAATATGAAAAACTTTTTTGATGGTTCTCCATTATCCCCATCTTCTCGAAAGCAAATCTCTCAGACTGCTTTAAGTATCGCTAAACACGACAAAGAAAAGGCTTTATTATTCATAGAAGACCAGTTTAAGGCGTTTTACAACCAGCAACACGGCTCCTTGACTTATTTTACAAAAAGAATAAGAAAAACTTGACAGCTCACCTCCAATATGTTATCTTATAGTAACCACTACAATACATTATAACATATTACGGAGGACACCGCAGATGTTTTTTCAACTTTTAGACAACAAATTCGATTGTGCAGGAACTTACCTTGACGGACAGTTTATTTGGGACAAGATTCCAAACGGACTTTCGAAGACTTGGAGTTACTCAGATCATCTCTACGGCATGGACATTGATTATGCCCAATTGCTGGTGGCTGGTAAGCCGCTGAACGACGTTTGTCCACCTCACCTATCTCAACGTTGGGAAGA